ATATATCTATGCCTTGTTTTTTCTGGGATAGGCCCCCGTATCTTGCTGATATTCAATGAGTTACGAGTGCGAAACTCTGAGGCTCTTATCATCTTCTGTATGATAAGGTGGTGCGTAAAATGTTGAAACACAGCAAGTTATGCAAAACTAAGTGTTTGCATCCTCTGTCCAGACAATCGGACAGCCTTCCGCGACGTACTTCGCATAGACCTTCTGCTTGCGCTCGTTGAGCAGGTTCACTTCATCTTCGGTCAGTAGATGGCGTCGATAATGGATGTTCAAATGCTTCTCTTGCGAGAGCGCGATGATGTTGTCCGGGTCAAGTAGCAGGCGCAAGCGCATCTCCTCGTTCGGCTGCTCGTTGAACTTTATCAGGTGGTGCAATTCGTCCGCGTTCGCGACTCTGTTCTGCAGCAGAGAGAGCTCGCAGAGCGGATGCTCCTGTGCGACTGCTCTGCGTGTTTTTTGCCACGAAGTGGTGTTATAATACTTTGCTGCTCGGTCGCTCGGTGCGGAAGGAAAGCTCACGCATCTTGGTTTCTTGTAGAAGTCACGCGGAAATGGAACGTTAGGCATCTTGCTGAACTTGTTTTGCTTTGTGTATTTATCTTTGTGTTGAATATTTCACGTGAGCGCTTGTGCGTGCATGCACGTGTAGATAAATACGGAGAAGAAACATTTTAGAATTGAGGAATTTTTGTTTTTCATTTAGCATTTTAAGAATCACTTTTTTATTTTTTATTATTTAGATTTTGCTTGGTTGGGCTTTTCCTGTGATGGGAAAAGCTCTTTTTGCTTATATTCGATGATTATAAGCCAGATTGCTTATATTTCTATCACGATGATGGGGACAGGGGCTTCGCCCCTTCGGGGACTTGCAACGGTTGAAAGAATCATCGACGAACTGAAGAACAAACCGATGAACTACGTAGTTCGGCACCTAACTTACTGATTTTCTATTACTTACTTCACTGAAGAACCTGAAGAACTATATTTTTATATAAATGTGAGAGAGTATATGTGTATATGTGTATATGTATATGTGTATATGTATATGTATATGTATATGTGTATACTATAGAATAAAACTGTGTAGTTCATCGTTCATCAATCTAATCAAAACTTATTAAACTAATTGATTTTCAATTAGTTAAAGTGCTGAACTATTTTTCACCGATGAACCTCATTTTTAGTTCATCAACTCTTTTTCTTTGCTTTTTCATCTTCCAGAGCTCTCCGCTCTCACTCATTCGTGATAGAAAAATGCATGTATATAAAAAATTCAACTTGAAATGTTAAAATTTACATTTTTCTTAAAATACTGAAAATAGTTTAAACTATCGAAATGTTTCGCTGTATAATATACAGCGAACATCGTGACGATGAAGCTAAATATAAAGAGTTTTTAATAAATGTTCATTCATGAGCAATCAGCCTTGGTGAAGTGCTGGTTGCTCATTTCTTTAAACTTTTTCAACTTCTCTCTGTATAATAATGCGAGCAAGGCGTCATGAACCTTGTGATAAAACTCTTTATATAAATTAAAATGGAAAGTATTATTTCCGAATTTCAGAAAGAAGTCTATGACTTCCTGATTCTTCACGGAATCAAAAACACAGAGAACGCGCAGAAGGTTTCTTCATTCATCAAAGAAGAAGACGAGAAGAAACTGCTTGAAGAGCGTTTCCAAACATTCGTGAACTCCGGATGCAATCCGGATGACTCTCTTGTCTATGCCGTAAAAGAAGTGAATAACTTCAAGATGCAGAAGAAAGAGCAAGAGAAGATTCAGAAGCAGCAGGATCGTGAGCAGAAGAAGCGCGAGAAAGAGCAGAAGCAGCAGGAGAAGCAGCAGGAGAAGCGTCAGAAAGAGCTTGACAAGATTCAGAAGCAGCAGGAGAAGCAGAAAAGGCTTCTTGCAGAAGAAACGCGGAAGCAGAAGCTTGTCGCCTTCTGGTCACAAAGGCAGGTTGAAACGGACGAGTCCGGAAAGGTTCTCCCGACGATTCAGAACTATGTACGGATTTTCAGCGATTCGGATCCTGACATTTGCGGTCATGTTTTCAAGAGAAACGAAATCACGAGGTTCGAGGAAATCGACGGGCACGAATACACTGACGATGATTTTGCGGACATCAAAACAGTGTGCGACAGAGTGGGACTTCCGCGCAACAAGGATGATATAAAGGATGCTCTTAAGAAGATTTTCTCTCTCAATGTTTACAACCCGTTGAAGGAGAAGTTCGACTCCTTGACCTGGGACGGAACCAAGCGTGCTGAATCTATTTTCATTGATTATCTTGGTGTAGAGGACACTCCATTGAACAGAAAGATGAGTTTTCTCTGGCTCTATGCCGCTGTAAAGCGCGCTCTTGAACCGGGCTGCAAGTTCGACTCCGTGCTGATTATCCAGGGACCGCAAGGAGCAGGAAAGTCGCTGGTTTTCGAGAGGCTCTCGATGGGGTACGCCTGCGACAATCCGGATATAACGACAAGAGACGGGAAGCAGCTGATTCACCGCTCATGGATTGTCATCTGGGACGAGCTCGTGAATCTTGGAAAGAAAGGCTCAAGCGAAGCAAAAGATGCGATTTCAAAAACCGCGGACATTTTCCGCTCTGTCTATGCGGAAAAGGAGCGCACGATGCAGAGGCACTTCGTGTTCTGCGGAACGACTAACGAGGAAAACTTCTTGAAGGATTATACTGGCAAGGTAGAGCGCAGGTTCTGGATTATGAAAGCGACCCGCGACCACAAGAGCAACAAAGTCTATACTCAATTCACAGAGGCTGTCGTGGAGCAGGTCTGGGCGGAAGTCTATGCTCAATACAAAGCAGACAAAGAGGCTGGCTTCGAGCGTCCTCTCGTTCTTCTCAACGATGACTATGATGTTTTCGCAAAGAATCAAGAAGAGTTCAAGGCGCAGAACGTAGATTTGCGCTTCGAACACATCAAGTATGCAACGAACCTTATGTTTCCACACAAAGAAATCATCCGAGACAATAAACCGACTGGTTTTCACAGGCTTCTTGACGAGAAGTATTTCGTGCCTGTCGCAGTCAGGGGCGATGACTTGGCACTTGATGAAAAAGCAAAGAAAGATGTTGCTGAATGGGGTCATGTAGAAGTTTTTCCGGTTCGTGTTATTTGCGATATGCTCACTGAGCGCAAGTTCTCATCGAAGGACTGCAAGGGAGTCTGCAAGGCTTTCGCTGAATGGTATCATAACGACTGGATTTATAAAAGGGACCGCAAGGGTAGATATGTTCTTGTGCGGATTTCTGAATGGAAGGATGATGATGAAGATTCGGATGAGGAAAACAACCAGCAGCAGGAAACGAAGGCTCCGAGCCAAGTCCAGCAGCCTGCACCGCAGAAAGTCCAGCAGGTTTCAATCCCAGGAATCCCTACTTTGACAGAAAATCCGGACTTGTCAGGGGCAACACTTTTCAGTATAATGAACAAGAACAGCCATGGAAGATAACGTACCACTCAAAACGCTGAAAGCCAGCGAGATAGGGAACATGATATGCGATTTCTACGATTGTGCATCTAAAAAAGATCGCCGAGGTCCAGGATCGATAGACATGTGGCTCCGTTACTGCAAGATGCCTGAATATGCGAATCCGGTATATGAAATGCGGAAACTTCCTTACGACTCACCTGAACAGAAATATTTCAAGTCGAACAAAATCAAAGCGGCGACTCTCTCCTGCACCTGCGGGGGAAAGCGGCGCTCGCAGGACAACGTAGTGCAAGTGAATCCGCTTGTTGTTATTGACATTGATTATCATCCGGGAAAAGATGAGAACAAGTTCCTGCTCAACCGGGCAGAGAAGCTCGACCTGATGGACAGGCTCATCAACACCGGCTACGTCTATGCGTGCGGTTCATCTTGCAGAGGCACAGGCATCTGGGCAATCTTCGTTCTCGCAACAACAGACATAGAGCGGCACCTGAATGCGTTGATTGACGATTTCAAGAAGTTCAACATCGAGCTCGACTCATCATGCAGGGATGTCACAAGATTGAGGTTTGCTTCTCCGGATGATATAAAAAAGACGCATTTTGAAGTTCTGAAATGTTATCAGAAGAAGAAGGAGGGTGAGAAAGAGCAGGAAGTGAAGAAAGTCCAGCCGTACAGGAGCAAGCCGGACTTCGCCCTGAAGTACGACAAGGAGCGATATTCAATCCCCGAAATCATCGACACCTTGCTTGCACTCGGTTATCGTACCGAACATTATGAACCATGGTGTTTTGGAGCGATGTTCCATCTTCTGCCGTTCGGACAGGAAGGACTTGAGGAGTTCGTGAAGATAACTCTCGCATCGAACGAAGTAAGGCAGCCGGGCGACTACAGAACAGAACGGCAGGCGAGAGAGAAGTTTGCGCGGAACTCTTGTACGGCTTCGCGCTTCACTCCCGATGAGTGTTACAGATACTGGAAATATATTCTTGAACATTTCCAGTCTCCGCAAAACAAGCAAAATCTTACATCACAATAATGCCAGAGATCACTTCTTACACTTTGACAGTTGAAAACGCAACGGAGAGCCTTCCGCTCGGCTATGAAGTCTATTCTGATATAGACGAGCTTGCTGACAATCTTCTGCTCTATTCATCAGGCGACTTGCATCTTAATGATTATCACTATGAAGTCACGACTGATGCCGGAGCAACGCTCCTTGACTGCGACTCCGAGCACATCAGAAAACTGCTTTCTACGGCTCTTTCTATCGAGTTGCAGTCAAGTGTGCAGCCTTTCATAGAAAACTCCGTACAGGCTACGATAGACAGCAAAACGGGCTTCATTCACTCGGAGAACGCTCAAAGCGGAGTGCAAAACTTCGTGAACGAGCATCCAGAGGATCCAAGCAAGCCTTCTATCGTCGTCGATGACTTCTATGATTATCTTACTAAGCTCTGCTACACCTAAACGGTACAGTGTTAAAAACTCATTCTTTCATAATGCAAAAGGGAGCTCGCTTCACAGCGGACTCCCTTTTTTTTTTAATAATGGAAAATTTTAATCAAAAATATAAAAGTATATTCAGTTGTGAATTTCATTCTTGTAAAATATTCATCATTGTTTTATAATTTTCATCCTTAAAAATGAAAATATGTATATCACTGCCATATCTACTTATCCATACGGGAGTCTCATGATATATGTCATTATCGAGAATAAAATCATACACTTTGAAGATTTCTTCTTTTATTGCAGTGAATGACTCGACTGGGAATATATACCAACCGTCTATAAACAGGTTTTTAATTGCTTCTGAATAAACATCGGCATTATCTTTGACTTTTAAGTATTCATCTTTCAATGGAATCATCGAGACTGGAATCCTGTTGATGATTGACTTGTCTTTTAAATTCTCTTCAACTTGATAAATTTTTCTTTTTCTGGCTGCTTCTAACGAACAACCTTTCATAAGATTTTCTAATTCTTCTTTGTTCATTTGACTCTAATTTTTTTGATTTATATAATTTATTTTACTTGCATTTCTTCCTAAAAGGAAGCCGCGCTTCCCAGCGAAGCTCCCAAAGTGATGATCACTAACATTTTTGTTAACATCTGAACAAAAAGATAAATCTTCTATGTTACATGGGGTTTTGTAGAATATTTTTCTTTCTCTTGTTCCGATAGCCGAACGACTTGTACGCGTTCACCTTGCTCTTGTAACCGTACCCTTGCGCGTCGTCCAGTATCTCGCCGGTCTCAACATCAACGATGATGTATCGCTCTCGCTTGAAGTCGGATAGGGCTTCCGAATATACAGCCTTGAATCTTCTTTCCATATTCGTCAGTGGTTTTAGTCGAAGAAATAATAATCATCTTCATGATTGTCATAATAATCATGTTCGTTTATGCCGTTGATTGTGGCTGCGCTGAACAAGTCCATGTTCAAGACGCCAGAAGCCTCCTCGTATTCAGTTTTGTTGGCTTTTATCAGCTTTTCGCGCTCATTCTTCTTCAGACTCCTGAAAACTTGGAAGAACTCGAAGTTATGCTCCATCAAGTATTCAATCATCAGTTCTGCCGCATCCCTTTCCTGCTGGTTCCAGTAAAACCTGCTCAGCATTGACAAGAACGTAAGGTGGTATTCCGCAGAGGCAATCCTGCGCTGCTTTGCATTCATGTACTCCCAGTTCTCGGTTAAATCCATGAATTGTCCGGTGAATTCTTCTGCTATCATTTCAATTCCTGAACAACATCTAACGACGTAAAAACCGCGGTCCGAGTCGCTGCTTGTTGCTTCTCGCCAGTATTGAACATCCTTCGGAAAGCCCCTGAGCTCGGGATAGTTCTTATCTCCGTAATACTTTCCATCGCTGTCCATTGCAAAGAGCGAAGGCATGTTAAAGCAGTCTTCAACGCTGCAAATCAAGTAAAATTTCTTTTCCATTTTCTTTTTGTTTTTAAGATGTTAATGATTCGTTTAACTGCCGCAAAGTAAGCTCTTTCTATTTTCCCGCGCAAATATTTCTTCAAAAAAATTCACTGTGTTAGGACTCTTTAGGCTCTCTGCCCCATTTTCAGCTTTTTCTTTAGGAAAAATAAATACTTCATGATACAAGAAGACAAAAAGAAGGCAATCCAGAACCTTACACCGGGCGACCTCTATGTTCTCACAGACAATGCCGCTTACATCCCCGGAGTCCTCGTGCAGAGGCACCGCATCAGCGCGCGCGACTGCTATTTCATCGGAGTTCGACCACCTTTCCGCGGAAACGTCATCGCTTCAAGCGAGGACATCAAGAAGCGCAACTCACAGTGGCACATCTACAACATGCACATGGAGGAAATATTCAGGTGGAGCTGCACTGACCTGCACCCAATGACGATAGAGGAACACAAGAATAAAAACAAGCCGAATTTACACAAAACCCAAAAGAACAAGAAAGATGATAATAGCCATTGACCCAGGAAAGAACGGAGGACTCGTTCTCCGCTCCAAGAATGAAATCATTTCCGTAGATGCCATGCCATCAACGTGCATGGACCTGACTGAACTTCTCGAAAAATACAAGGCTCTCTCAATCAAAAGCAATGAATCTTTGACGGCTTACATCGAAGTCGTCCATGCGATGCCGGGGCAAGGCACAGTCTCCATGTTCACCTTCGGTCAGGGCTTCGGGCATCTTGAACAGGCGCTCGCTGACTTCCGAATACGCACAGTGAAGGTGCAGCCCAACGCATGGCAGACCGCGCTCTCCCTATCTTCAAAAGGCAAAACAAAGCGTGAACACAAGAACGTGTTGAAGCAAAGAGCGCAGGAGCTTTTTCCGAACATCAAGGTGACTCTCGCGAATGCGGACGCGCTCTTGATTTCCGAATATGCAACGCTCAACGAAAGATAAATAATGTGACTTATACTTCATCATTTACTTACTTTTGGTTATTTTTAGTGGTACTTATCAAGAGGCATTTTATTAACTTTTATTCGATGCGTGCGCACGTGAGTGCGTGCGCGTTTTCTTTATAAAAATAAATAGACAAAGCAAACCATCAAGATGAGCTTAACATCAACAAAGATTTTTACAAAGTCAAGAAAGGACTCTGGCTCTGCATCAAGCCAGACCCAGACGAACATCATAAATCGAATCAACCAGTCGGCACAAGCCGACGCGCTCACCGAGACTCATACGATCTGGGGCAATGACTTCAACGGAACTCAGGACGTAGAAGGCGACCTCGTCATCAAGAATGATCACTCCCTGACAGTGCAAGGGGATGCTCGCTTCGAGTCGTTCCAGCGCTCTGACTCTTACATGAACTTCGACTCTGCAGACTCGATTGACCAACCGTCCGAATTTACCACAAAAAATGTCAATTTTACTTTAAATGATACAAATTGTAAAATAAATGATACAAATTCAAAAACATGTATCGAAATTGACAGTTCTGAAGGTATCAAAATTGATGGTTCTGCATCTATCACAACGCCTAATTTGAACGTCGATGTCATCAATTCGAACAACTCATCGAACATAACAATCGAGGATCCGGTCATCATGAAAGGAGGTCTCGACCTCAGCGACTCCTCATTGAAAGTCGATACGCTCTACTCGAATGATATAACAAATTCAGGTGCCATCAAAACACAGGACCTGACTGTCTATGGCAACGCTCACTTTTTCAATCTTATCATCGAAGAAGTCCAGCATGCAGGCGGCTCCTTAATCTTGTCCCCTGCAAACTTCAAGGTAGATGCAGTAGAGGAAGGACAGGACTACACGGCAGGCACAGACTGCCCTCAATACTTCGTTTCATCATCAATGAACGATGTATACCACTCTGTTAAACTTTTCCAGATTTGCTATGATGAAAACACAAATTTATTGTCTGAGAATGAATGGCAGCCGGGCGACCATGCATTCTGCCACACGTTCAACCTCACTGGCACGAACAAGCATTACTGGACTCCGGTGATTGCAGTCCAGCATGATGTAGAAGCAGTCGTGAACGGAAGACCAAGAAGGTGCAACATGATTGAAGTCATCGACTCCGTGACTTCGTCCGGTGAACTGCAGACAACTCTGCCGGAAGGAACAGCCGAAGCAGGCGACCAGATTGCATGTTTAGGCTCGAAGAATCAGCTTAGACAATCAGCCATAATGATTTGTTCTTCAACAAGTTATGACGAGCAAGTCAGCGCACCGTGCATCATCCAGTATTCGAACATAAACTCCTTCTCACTCTGGAACAAGCAATGGTCGTACTGGTCCAAGTCAGGCAATCTTTTCCGCGGAAACTTCCGCGCAGAGAACGGCTTCGACCTTGAGGACTACATCGCAAATCAAGGTCAATATTATGTTCACACCGCTTGGGCTAACTCCGCGGACGGAACGGTTTCATTCACGAAGGACCGCAGCCAGATTGAGAACCCTCAATACCAGGGTTATGCCTCAACTTCAAGCCTTGATGACTCGTCCTTGACTCCGAATGATTATACATGGTCAAAGTGTTACAACTCCAATGAAAACAGCGACGAGCAAGACCGCAGGCTCATCCCAGTCACTGAACGCTTCTACGTGAACGCGGAAAACGCCTGCTGGATTGACTTGACTTACTCGCAAGCAAATCTACTTGCCACGGATACAATCACAGCAAGAGTGCAGACTCTCTCAGGTGCCTCGACCGATTATCAAGTGAACCTTCAATCTACGACCATTTCAGGCGAAACAATACTCTCGCTCAGGCAAAAGCTTCAGGATGACTGGCATCTTCTTCCTGCAACAAGGCAGTATTATGCAGCCCGAATCATGCTGAAGGATGCAAGCGGAAACCTTCTCGACCAGCGAGTCATCAACATAACTTGGACAGCCGGCGCGCTATTCGAAATCGCAGAGAATATCCGTACAAGAGTCACTGACAATGAAGGCAACATTTCAACGCTCACTCAGACCGCTGAATCGATAACAACAAGAGTCAACCAGCTCGAAGTCGATTTCTCCGGCGTCTCGGATTCAGCGGACTCGATTTATTCACGCATGTCTGAAATAGAGCAAAGAGCAGACTCAATCGCAGCTTCCGTAGAGCAGAACACAGGCTCCATCAACAGCGTTTCCGGTCAACTCACCCAGACAAGAGAGCAGCTCGCAGACCTTCAGCTCACAGTCGATGGCATCGACTTGTCAGCAGCTGACCGTGCGATAGGATCCGTGAACATTCTTGACAACACTGACTTCGGAAACCAGCCGAGCCATGACGCATGGACTCTCTGGCAGGCTTCAATACAGGAGCAGAAGCAAGGCTTCACTTCACTGACAGGCTCTCTATCATTCACTCCTTCAGGCTCCGAAACAGGCGATTATATCGACGTGATTGAGCAGCCGCTCACAGGCAAACTCTCTCCTAACACTTGGTACACTCTCTCCTTCTATACATTGCACAACAGCCAGTTTTCGACATACATCTATCCAAATGCAGGCGATACAGGTGAAATCCAGTACGTTGACCGCCAAGCGTCCGGATATACGACTGCAGACTGCTTCCATGCATGGAACACTTCCGCGCAGGGCTGGGAGAAGCATGTGTTCACGTTCAGAACCTCACCTTCAATCACAGCCGGACAGACAGTCAAGTTCCTCGTGCGGGTTCACAAGCAAAGCGGCTCCTTCACTTCAATCGCCGGTCTATCCCAAATCAAGCTTGAGGAAGGTCAGGTCGCAACCGCTTGGAGCCTTTCCGAATACGACCACGAAAGCCGCTTAACATTGACAGCGGAAAGAATTTCCCTCAATGTACGTGACGGCTTGGAGAACACAGGCATCGATATAACAACAGGACAGATAAGGCTCCGCAGTGACAACACGACGATTGAAGGTACATTGAACATCGACTCCCAAGGCGGAGGAATCATCGTTCTCGATGATGACGGCACCCCGAGAGTGAACATCAGGAAGGAAGCGATCGGAGAGATCAACACCATTTCTTCAACGGGCTACGCTGACTTCCGAAGAAGCCTTTCCATCAATGATTATGAACAGAACTACAACGCGCCTGTTTCGCGCTCTTTCATTATCAATCTTGGTCACGTAGATTCAGGCGACCTTATCCAGTTCTCAACGCCTGAGTACGACAATGCAATATTGCTGAATGTAAGGACGCACGGATACGACACTCTGGGAAGCCCAATGACGCTGCACACGGCTCTTTCACTGTCCATGAGTATAGAAGTAAAGGCTGGCACCTCAACTCAATATACGCGCACGATTTCAAAGTCGCTGCACCCGAACAATACGTTCGATTATGACCGCGACGTTCCGTTCTACATCGATGACTCGTTCCGCACGAACGCATCCGGGGATGCAACCGCGACCATCACCATTGCACAAACTGGACAGCAGCATCAAGCCGCTCTATCATCGATGGATGATGCAAGCGTTGATATATTCAACCATGCAGTCATGCTGAGCCTTGGACTCTCGTTCGGCATCCGGAGAACAGTGAAGCAAATCACCCGAATCGGGACAGACGGCATCTATGCAGCAGGCTCTACCGTTGACCGCTTCTTGTATTTCGGTCCATCAGGCTTCGAAGCAGTATGGCGGTCGAATGCAGCAGGCACTTCCGGCATCCGGCTCTATAATAATCAAGTGCAGGTTCTCTATGCATCAGACGCTTCCGGGCTTGAATCAGGCAGAGTATGGGGTTCCGCGGACGGAGCCTTCCAGTTGCCTTCGCAGGGCAAGTTCAGCTTCTCGAATGCAAGAAGCTCGTCCGGACTGGCAAATCTATCCGGCACGTACAAGTTCTATGACTGCTTGGCTGAGGACTCGCTCATCATCGCAAGCGGAACCTCGAATGACTTGTCCGGAGTGCAAGGCGCAGCCATCATCCTCCCAATGAAATACGGAACCTCCACAGGCAGGCTCTACACTGTACCAGCAGGCAAGCGTTACTGGCTGAAGAACATGAGCCAAGCGAACATCATCGTGACGACTTCGACTCCGGGAAACAACATCGTGAAGTTCAACAGCCGCACAGCGAATGCATCGACAGTGAGCCTTGGTCCTTATCCGATCATGTTCATGTTCAGCGGTGAATACTGGCTCCAGATGACAGAAACCTAAATAAATACAATAGATAAATCAACCAAAATACAATGACTAAGCGGGAGAAACTGGACGCTCAATTTATCGTTGCAACTGTGTTGATCGTGTGCGGTGTTGTGTTGCTCTTTTGCGGCTTGTACATCCCGCCTTCCGGAATAATACACAGTTCCGTTCTTGTTGCATTCGGAGAAATCTGCACCTTCGCAGGCGGTCTAATCGGGATTGACTATCATTATAGATTCCGAGAGTTTTTAACGAGAAAGAGCGGCGACGAGGACAAAAAAGAGAGCGAGAACTAATCCCAAGTTCTCGCTCTCGCTGTAAATAAACAAATTGTAAACAAATGAAAACCAAAAAGAATAATCATTCTATTTATCTTTCTTTTTTCGGCTGAACCTGATGATGGAGAAGTCGCTTGTTTTCATGCGGAGCGAGCCGTAAGTCTGCCTGTATTCTTTCATCAACGGACTCTCACAATCTTGACCGAAACTGAACATCGACCTGTAAGTCGAGCTCAAAACAGTCGGGAACTCTATTTCTCTGCTCCGTACATGATATTTGTAAGTGTTGATGTCACCGCTCTTTGTCCTTACCTCTATGATTTTGCACTTCCTGTCCTCTGACTCTCTGACCACGACCTTCTCTATCATCGCCTTGACAAGCTCTTTCCGCGTCACGTCGTCCATTTCCATGATGTTCCGCGCGATTGCGAGGAAAGGCTTCTTGCTGTTCGACTCCGCGTCGCTCAGCAGCTGCGCGTACTCAAGCTTCGAAGCCTCGCATGACTCCTTCTCGCAATCCAGTTCGTACATTCGGGAGTCGTATTCCTTCATCGTCAATCTTCCGCGCACGTAGATGTCGTCAAGCCGCTTCTGCTGCTCCTCTATTTCCTTGACTTTCTGGTCCAGTTCCGCGCACTTCATGGCATACCTTGCCTTCATGTTCTTGATTTGCTCTGTGACTGAATCTTGGAAGGCGAACCACTCGTACCGAGCCTCACCCAACACGATGGTGTCTATCAGGTTGATTGAAAGAGCGCACTTGAACTTCTTGCACTTATAGACCACTGTACCGCGGAGAGGAACCATCGCATACTCCTTGCCACTGCTCTGGTAGAAAATCAGCTGCTTTGCAAAGTAGATGTTCTTCGTGTTGATTTTAACGTCGTTCTTCCTGCGCTTCCTTGCCTCTGCAACCTCGTCGAACATCTTCTCGGTGATGATTGCCGGGTACCTTGTGGCGCAACTCTTGCGGAGCCTGCCGCAGTAAGATGCATTTGCAAGTATTTGAGCAATCATCCCCTTCTTGATTTCTCTGTCTGTTTTGACCGGGAACTTCTCAGGAAACTTTCCTTCCTGCACAAGAAAATCATAGATTTCAATCATTGACTTTCCACGCGCGTACATATTAAATATATCGCGCACGCACGATGCAGCATCTTCATCTTCTACCAGCTTCGTTCTTTCATCGTCGTATTTGTACCCGAACATGGGCTTTCCGGCTTGCAGCCTTCCTTCCTTGACTGCACGCGCTTTTCCTCTGTTGAACCTCGACTTCTTCTCAATCATTTCACGCTCTGCAAGAGTCGCAACGATGTTGAACATTATGATGCCGTTCGAGTTGAGCGAGCCGTCCTCGTTGAAGAGCCTGAACTCGTCAAGCTGTACATAAAGATTGATTTTGCGCTCGATTAACACTCGCTTGAACCTTGCAATGACATCATCCCTGCGCCCTATACGGCTCACTTCCGCAACGAATACTGCAGTAACATCGCCCTCGTCAAGAACCTTGAACAGTTGAGTGAAGCCTTCCCTATCTTCAAATGATAACTTGGTTCCTGACTCCTTGTTCGCAATAATGACTTGGTTTTCAACAGGATAGCCGTGCAGCGCAGCGTACCTTGAAAGGTTCGAAGTCTGTTCTGAATAATCTTGGTATTCAGTTGAAACTCTTACAAATAAAACGCATTTCTTCTTTTCCATAACTTTTGATTTTCACTGCAAAGATACGAATTTTTATTAAAACAGCCGCAAACTTGAATGTATTTTTTTGTAAAGAGTTTTGTGTTTTTCATTCCAAAGGGGTACGTTACGTAGTGAATAGTCCTAAATAAGCCTAAAGCGTAAATCTTTTTAAATCAAAAAGTTGCATGATAAAAAGAAAAGAGCTTACTTTGCAGCGTCAATCCAAAGTTAAGGATTCGACAACTAAATAATTTCTACTATAGTAGATAGGTTTTGACAACTTAGTGAAAAATATTGAAGTTTAACATCTTAAAAACAAAAAGAAAAATGAAAACAACAGTAAAGAAAGGCAGATACAACATTTGCCGCTGCCTCACAAACAACCCGAAAACAAACAAGGAAGTGAAAATCAAGTTGTACTCCAACCTTGACATTTGCGGACACGATGGTATATGGTACATCAAGCATGATGATGTGGATGACCCTGGCGCGTCTCCATGGCAATTCAGGTCGAACAAGCAATTTACAAATCTTCTTAGCAAAAGAAACCGCCTGTTCGCATTCGGATATACGTGCGACAACGGGGAATTCATCTCGCCGTGTTTCTCTTTCATGAGCACTGACGAAGACTCAATCGTGTACAAACTTGACCGAATAGAAGAATCTTGCGATGAGGCGTTGGGCGACTACGAAAGCAAGATGGTGGTCCGCATGATGGAAAAAGTCTCTGGACTCGAGCTCCTTATGATTCACCGCAAAAGCGATAATATTTTGGATTTCGTTCTGTATGACAGTGACGATGGAGAACTTTTCAATGACAAGGACATGGTAGAAGAATATCTTGAAGCGTTTACTGCTTAGATAAAAAATCATTAACATCTTAAAACAAAAAGAAAAATGAAAACAAAGGAAACAAAGAAAACCAAGAAGCGTGACATGTTCGAGTGCAACTGCAAGTTCAACTCAATCTATTTCCAGCAGGAAGGGGACGTTCCATTGAAGCGCCAGTGCAACTCCAAGGCTGACTTCATCGCGCTGATTAAGGACCCGACAGTCAAGTTCATGATTTCGTTCAACGACTCTATAGGAGTCGAGTGGACCTTCGAGTTCTCTCTCGTCGACATAAAGGATGAATATACTGTCGCGAGAGTCATTTCGGGCTTCGAGTCTGACGTCGAGCAATACTTCTACGGAGAGGATGCTGTAAACTTCGTGAACTCCCGCGAGGATACCGGACTCGTCTGCATCTACTCCGCAAAGGATGACTGCATCTGCTTCATCATCGGGACGCCCGAGTCGCCTGTCGTGGACGAGAACGCTCTTGTTCATTATTCAGAGCATATCGCATGATATACGGAAAGTCTGATTTTCATTTTCAGAGTCTGCGGTCCCGTTCATTCGGGATGGCGGACTCTTTCAACTCAAATTTCTACTATAGTAGATTATAAAAGAAAGCGAGTGCATCGTTCCATGCACCCGCTCTCGACAAGAAAATAAAATATTGTAAAAAATGGAAAAAAATGCGTTTTAAGCCAAGGAGCCGAACACTCTATTTATCTATGAACCTTGCTGAACAGGATCGTCCTCCACGATGTAGAGAGTGCCGCTGTCCTTGGATGCAAGCGCGTTGAAATCAGACTGCGTAAGCTTCACGATTGCAGTCACGCCGCCGCCGTTATTGATATAATCTGCCGCTGCATCAGCCTGGGTCAAGTAAATGGCGTCTGCAGTATCTTGGGACAAGAACAGATTAGTTGCATCTTCAAGTGATATGTAGTCAGTATCAACAGGCAAGTAATTTGCTTCTGCATCGCTTTGAGTCAAGTAAGTAGAAGATGCGTCGCTCTGGCTCAGGTAAGTCGAAGCAGCCGCGGTCGAAGTCAGGAAGCCCTGCTGTCCGACCCAGGTCTGGATGTTCGTGGTTGTCGTGTTGATAAGGTCCTGCAGGTCATTTACATTTGTATAGTCGCTTACAAATGCCTTTATCTCCGCCCATGTATCAAGAGCTGAAGTCACAGCAGCGCCGTCGCCGGTGATGTCCCCGAGAGTGCTCTGGATTGCAGAAATCGCTGAATTGATGTTCGTCGGGTCGAAGTTCGAGAGTCCCTCGAGCTTGGTTTTCAACGCATCTGTGAAGTTGTTGTCAGAGAGAACCTTAGAGCCGTCTTTCTGAACATAATCATCAAGCTGGTCGCTTACATCGACGTTTGAAATCGCGGTATCGACCTCGCTCTTGGTATAATAGTTGCTCAGGTCAACGAGAACGCTGTTTCCAATGTAAAGTTTGTTTGCCATAATTTGATATTCGAATATATTTTGTTTATGGTTTTATGGTTTATATATTTATTCAGCAGGAGGATGCGGAGTCCACTCGCCACTGCCTGCTGTGAAGTGATTGCCATTCGGACTTGTAAAGAAAAGTTCGCGCACAGTGTCATAGAGTCCGGGTTCAGAGTCTGAATCCCTTGTTACCGGAAATAGATTAGATACGAGTTCTCCGCCTGTATAGATGCGCCATTCATGTTGCTTGCACCGGCAATATTCAGTGGTTTTCGTACCTACCGCATCTATATTGCTTGAACTTGTTGCTTTACTGTTTATCAATAACATTATATGCCCGGGTGAGGTACGCGCTTCGCCAGAAGTAACGTGTTGTATTAGAAGATTATATTCAACATAAAGTCCTTCTTGTGGAACATAATCAAATAATATTCTTTTATTTGCTAAATTATTTGAGTATGAATATTCAACAGCAACATCCGGCCAACCGCCCCCAGTGAAATATTTCATTCTGATTTGAGTTCCGGACTCAATATACAAGCCTAAGCAATAAGTATATTCATTTCCGGAAGTAAAAATACGCGGGTATGTTGAATTAGAAGAAGGAAACGTCAAGTCTGCCACAACTCTTGTCGTCTTGTCAGCAAACAACCCCGTGTTTATATACGCCATACCGCTCAAACACTCTATATACGGAACAAGAGTATAACCGGATGGAATCTTAGGGATTCCGCTATCTTCATACTCTGCATAATTTCCGTATATATTGACAGCCTTGTATTCTGTTCCGCCCTTGTATATCGTGGGGTTCCATTTTCTTGAACCCAGCCTTAGATGCGCTCGTTTTATCATAATACTGCCGGAGTGAAGTTTTGAGTCATGACGTCAGTCACAGTGCCAGTATAAGTGCAAGCAATCGAATAATTCTCAATGAAGTCCTTCAACACGTACCTTGAATTTCCGTTTTCACCTGTGTCTGTCATGATATAATCATGGATGATGTTGTCATTTGCATCGCGGATGACGAATCGACCAACGGCAACCGCTTTCATGACGAACAGGCTCTGCAAATAATATCCGTCATAGAAGTTATACGACGATTGCACGCTACCATAATTTGTTGAACTGAACGATTGAATATTCGTTCCGTCTGTATTGTTATGCTTAATGCTGTACGGGCTGATTTGTACATCGAACCTGTAAATCGTGTTTGTTGAAGCAGTCAGACTCGATGCAAATGTCCTGAAATCAAAATCACCGCCGCTCACTGAATCCGAAGTCGTACTGGTCGGTGAATGGAAGTCAAGGTACCATCCATTGCTATATGCGCAAATCTCAAGCGGAGAGTATTGAGTTGTTCCTGCACTATCATAACAAAAACCTCTCATATCTTCGCTATAACTTGCGGTCTTTATCCAGTATAATGAAATCTTGTACCCGTTGTCCCACTTGTGCCTGAGGTTCTGGAACCCTATTGCATTTGTATTTCCAGTCAGGAAGTGCGCTTCTACTTCAGGGATTCCCAAGTCTCTCACTCTGAACTTCTGCGTCAATAATTCTGTCAGAGTGCCTGTATAAGTGCAAGCAGTTGAATATCCTTCAACGAAGTCTTTCAGAACATATCTTGCATTTCCGCTTGCATTTGCATCTTCTGTCATCATATAATCATGGATGACAGTTCCGTTTTCATCACGCACGACGATTCGACCGATTGCAATATACTGCATAGCGCAGAGTTTTACAAGATAATATCCGTCGTAGAAGTCGTAAGATGACAGGAAGTTTGCCGCTCCTTCACGAGAAGGCATATAAGAAGAAGAGCCTACAGAAGTTCCGTCAAGATTATACAAGGTCATCGTGTGATCCGGAGTTGCATTCACGTCAAGCCTGTATATCGTGTTAAAACTCTGTGAAATATCATAATACTCGACTCTCCATTCCATATCATCCCCTTGAACGCTTGCTATCGTCTCGTTCGAAGTCGTGTTCTTAGGCTTGTGGAAGTCGAAGAACCAGCCGTTCCTGTACGGAGAAAGCTCTATAGGAGACAGTCCTCCCGTACCCATGTTCCATGTTATACCGCGCTGGTCATTGTAGCCGTAGTTTCCTGTACGGACGAAATACACAGAGAAAGTATAATTGTTGTCCCACTTGTGCCTGATGTTGTCCCAGCCTATTGCTATACTGTTTCCGGTCAGGAAGTGAGTTTCTATCAACGAAACAATATTGCCAAGAACGTATTCTCTTGCCTTGACTTGCACTCCCTTGATGGTGACATAATAATAGAAGGCTTCGTACATTGTACCTTCTACATCGATGGTTTCCGCATTCTCGCTCAGGCTTGACTGCAGAATGTTTCCTGGGAGCGGCTCGCTTCCGTCAGAAGCAACGAGCTTCTCTCTATATACTCCGCCAGAAAGGAAATAATCATCCGGAGCGATTTCATAATAAACATCAACATTGTTCACAGTCCTGTCCTGCAGGAGCGAAGTCGCAATCCCTATATAGCCGCGGTCCTCGTTAGAGTTTCCAGAACTGTCTTTTCCGTAAGTCACCCAGAAGAAGTGTTCTCCCCCGTCAAGAGTATAAGTGTAAGTATAGTTCGGAGCAGAACTGCTTTGTCTGTTATATGTATTTACAGGAGAGTAAGTAGTTGAAGTCGTTCTTACAGCAGAGCTTGCATCATAGTCAAGATTCCATAGATTGACATAGTCGTAATATCTGTCCGCATAAGAACCGTACAGAACGGAAATAGAGTAAAGTCCGTTCACGCTCACCTTCACTCTCGCGGTTCCGTTGCTCACGTTATAGTTCGAGTTCGACATGAAGTAAGTCGTCTCGCTCATGTCCGAGTGCCTTGACTGAGTGGATAGAATCCACTGTCCGCTCTTGTCCGGGTCAACGACAACGTAAGGCGGAAGATACTCGTAAAGCGAAGTGTCCGTCACGAGATAATCATCCGAAAGAAGATAGTCGCCAGTCTCGGTGACCTGCACGCTGTACATCTTGTTGTCGTCAAGAAGATATACCTCGGTGAATTCCGGAGCCGGATAGATTTGGATCCTGCCCTTCCTGATAAGGTTCACCGTCTGGCTTCCGTACAGAACCCTTGATATGTCGCTTCTGTTGAGTCTACTCATTTCCGCTTGGTGTGTTTTCAAGAACTGTTATGAAGTAAATCGTGTTCGAATCAACGGAGTCAAGAGCGTTGTAAGCCGCTTCCGTCATGACTGCGAGCTTAGGCATCGCTTCCACTGCGTCGTCGATGTCAGAAAGAGCCTGAGTTCCTGCCGCTTCGACTGCATCAACGCTTGTAGTTTGCTGCGACTCTATCGCTGAAACAGCGGTGTTCTTCGCTGAATTGACCGCATTCGTCGCGGTTGATTGAGCCGAACTCACTGCGTTCACGCTTGTTGTCTGCTGGCTCTGGACCGCACTTACAGCAGTGTTCTTCGCGCTTGTTATATCGCTTTTCAGGCTGTCCAAGTCCGCGCTCAGCTCTGCATAATAAGCGTCAGCGGTATCTTCCAGTTCAGAGTTAAGGCTTGCAATCGCGCCCTGTATGTCAGCGGTTGTTGCAAGGTCAGCCAAGTCGTCCGTGTCAGCCAAGTCAGTTATGACGTACATCTTGCTCTCATCGACTTCTTCATCTTCTACAAGCGTGTCGTATTGAGCCTTTGTCAAGTAGATGACAAGGTCGTTCGTCAGGTCCGAAAGAGAGTCAGGGATGTTTCCGCTGGCACCGCCTTCTCCTGCGATCTCGTTGTTTCCTATGTAGATTTTCGTTGCCATATTATTCGATGATATACAAAACGTTTTCTTCTTTGGACTCAAGCTCGGCATATCCGGACTCGCTGATCTTCTGCTTCCTCAAATACCTTGCCTCGGCTTCCGCTTTTGTAAGATAATCGCTCAGGTCTATCTCGCCTTGCTCGTCCTTCTTCATGTAGCCTTCAAGAAGGTCCATGAGAGTTGCCCTGTCAACAAGTGAAAGAGAGCTTACATAGCTTGCAAGCCTGTCATCGATTGCACTCCATGACAAGCCGAGTTCTTCTATCTGCGTGATGCGCCTGTCAAGGTCTGCAAGCTTCGGGTTCTTGGGCGCGCGGTTGATGACAACGTCTATGCAGTTGTCTCTATACCTCAGTCCCATATCAATTTGGCTTATGTTATGCTTGTACATGTTGATGTTGAATGATGTTTTTAGAGTAAGCGGATCATGGCGCGCACAGGACAAGGCTCGTTGAACGGCAAGCATTCCTGATAAGTTGGACCGTTTTCTACAATCCTGTACCAGCCGTCCTGTCCGGAACCTGCGCCTTCGGGCTTCTCTGCAAGAGTCGAAGTCAGCATCGCCTGCGGGAAATCCCTGGTGATGACAGAGCCGCCTGTTTTCTCTATGAAACTTCCAAGTATGTCCGCAATCTGCGTGTTGCTTGACTTCACTTGCGAAACTTCGCTGTAAGAAGGAATGTACCAGTAAGGAGCCGAGAACAGGCTGCTGTACATCGTTTCGGTCGGGTCGAAATGCATGGCTGCCGCAAAAGCGGGGAAGTTGCCTGCAACCGCCTCGTTCGTCGGGGTCATGGTCTGGTATTTTTCATCCATCAGGTTCTTGAGAATGTAGCTCGTTTTCTCTTTTCCGCACATCGAATCGTCAGTGTAGATGACGCCGTTCCAGCAGTCCTGAAACTCCGGATATTCAAAACCGGCATTCGTTCCTCGGAAGCGGAAGAGGCTTGATGGTTCAGGCGAGCCTTTCAGTGACAATCCGGTAAGATAGCGGAAACTCAACACTCTCGTGAACACTCCGCCGGAGTTTCCCCAGTGAACCGGGTAAGCAACGAAGCCTATAGGGTTGTACACTTCAAGCGGATAGATTTCTGTATTATACTCCGAAGGAGTGACAGCGAAGTATTCTCTTCCTTTCGTGAGAACGAAGTCGCCGAAGCCGGCAACCTTCAGTTCATGAGAACCTGGGAGCGTTCCAGAAGGCTGGCTTGCGATTTGCTCTATTTCCGCTTCAAGCCTTGCAATTTCCGCATTGAGTTCGGACTTTGTTGCAAAGCCTGTCAGGTCTATGTTGTCAATCTTGGAGTCAAGCCTTGCAACTTCCGTATTCACTTGGGACTTCGTTGCGAGTCCTGACAAGTCTATTGCATCTACTGCATCATTCAGGTCCTGCTTGGTTGCATAACCGCTCAGGTCTATGTTGTCAATCTTCGAGTCAAGCCTTGCAACTTCCGTATTCAGCGAGGTCCAAGTCGCGAAGCCTTCAAGCGCGCTCTCTTTCGCATAGCCTTCAAGAGCGTTCTCGACGTAAGCTGCAAGTGCATTGTCAAGATGTTCTTGGGTGACTAAACTCAATGAATCAATCAACGATGCAAAGTCATAATTAACAGGAAGATAGCCTGAAAGAGCGTTCTCCAGCTCTTCTCTATCTACAAGGTCAAGACTCTCGATGAACTCTGCAACGTCCGGCAGCGGAATCCCGGTCTCCTCGAGGCTTCTCAATCTTGCCTCAAGTTCAGAGAGCCTCGGGTTCTTAGGCGCACGCCTGATGATTATGTCTATTATGTTCATTCTCTTCGGGTCTATCATCTTGATTAACGCTGTGTTTTAAGTAAGAAGCCTGTGTTCCTCACGCTTGTATAATCCTGCGCTGAATCCTCGTAGCAATCATTGCTGAACGCGATGATGAACTGCATCTTCAATGCGCCATCTTCAAGATGTTCAATATCCTGAGCGTTGATGTACAGAACATCATCATAGATGTCATCGACAGTGTATTCCGCGTAGTTCTCCGGATTCTTGGTGAACACGCGGATGCGGAAGTCCGCCAAGTCGTCCGGATAAAGCGCCGTGTTCGACTCGGTGTCTGTTATCTTGATGTTATAATACAGGTCGTCCTGACCCTTGAATATCGTCTTCATTGATTATGAGTGCCTTGTTAATATATTTATCTTTGAAGATTCGGCGGCTAAGATTGAGCCGTGATTGAAATGCTCTTGATATAACTTGTTTCGCTTGAAGTAGATGATTCATAGAAATCAAGCGCGATATATCCAGTGTCCTTTGCCCAGAATAAGAACTCGATGCAACCCTGCCCTGCGTTCAAAACAGGTACAGTTCTATACTGCTGTATCGTGTTTCCGTATTCGTCTAACGCTTCTACGCCTCCTTCTGTATAATTTCCAGTAGAAACCTTTGGATAATGATCAGAAGTTATGTTGTTTTTCATGACAATAGAAACCATATCGCCTTTATCGACTTTGAACACGAAATGAAACCCTTGACCTGTCGCACTCGTTGAAATCATTGCGTAACCGTAAGTGCTTGATTGTTTTGAGAATTCAATCCATTTATAAGTACTTGTAGAACCAGGGTGCAAGCAAGCCACTCTCTCCTTGAAATCACCGGTGACAGTCCCTGAACTTGTAACGGAAATGATTGAAGGCATACTCGTATGACTGCCGCTGCCTATAGCATAAGATGTTGTCGTGCTTGTATAATTTATAGCAGTGTCAGTGCCCTGGTATGCAGTAGGGAAATCAACTTCGATGTCCTCGTATAGACGAACAGGAGTCTCTCCTTCATCTTCCTCATAGACTGCTTGATAATCAACATTCGCGCTCACGGAAGCAATGACCGGGTTCCATCCCGTGAAGTTGTAAGTCGTGCCGCCGGACTCTACGGAAGCAGGAACGGAAGGAGCCGTGACAGTTGCACCGGATTCAAGGAACTGCGACTCTACAAGCGTGTTCGAGAAGTTGTAGAACCTCAGCCTGTAAACTCTTGTCGCAGTGTACTGGGCTGTATAATCATGCGACTCTGTTTCCGCATTCAGAAGAGCCGGGTTCCATGCGCTGAAATCATAGCGGTTGAACTCCGTGCTCAAGTCGCCTGATGCGGGGCTTGTGTAAGAAGGAACCTGCGGAGCCGTCGCAGCGGAGCCGGACTCAACTTGCTGGCTGCTCAACACTGCGCCTGCATGGTCAAGGAACCTAATCGTGAACGTTTGCGCAGGCTGGTTGATTGAAATGGACCTTATGGCTGTCCATTGCTGGAACTGAAGTAGAACGTACCCCTTGCTTGCTGCTGTCATAACATACTTGCTGCTGCTGTTCTTGCTGTACTGAGTATTTGCTGCGATTGCATTTCCGGACTCGTCAAGCGCGTTTTCGTTCACGACCAGAACGTAAGATGCGCCTGTCTCGTGTATTTCAATCTTGTCTCCTGCATTCACGTTGATTGCCATATACGAGCTTTTTGGCGGCGAAACAAAGAACGGTCTGCTTGAATCACGGAACCAGAAGTTGTTTCCGTTCCCGACTTGCCACAGGAAGGCAAGCCTTCCGTCAATCGTCTGACCGAGAGTTCCGGATGATGACTCGAACCTTGCAATGTCATTGAGAGAAACATCGCCGTACGGAGCGTTCTCTCTCTTGTTGACAATCGTCGTGTAGCTGTTGCTGTAAAGCGAGTCGAAGTCGATGACGATGTCAGGCCAAGCAGGCTGAGGACTTACATTTTCATAAACGGAAGTATAGACTGCGTTTCCGTTCACGACTGCAATCGTTGAAGGGTTCCATCCTCTGAACTCGTATTCATCGTCGCCTGAATAGATGCGTGCAGGAACAGCAGGAGCCTCAGGAGTATCGCCCTGATAATACTCGAAGTCAAGGTCGTTTCCGCGGAAGTCCTTGAAAGTGACCGTGTAGAAGGTGCGATAGACCGCTCCTTGTTCGCTCGTGCTCCAGTACCTTGCAATCGCCTTGGAGTTCCTCGCGATGATGATTGATTCATAGTAAGTGAACCAGCGGGAGTCGTCGATGAAGTCCTTGCACTCGATGTCATAGCCCCAAGGCTTGCCTCCGGAGCTGTAAGTGACTCTCTTCACAGGTGCATCAGGCAGCGTTCCGAGTTCTGAATAGACTGGCACCTGCCTTGCCTCTATGAGCGTCGTTTCATCTTCCTGATAGAACTCTACTGTAAAATGAGTTTCACCTGTCTCTGCGTCCGCATAGAGAGCCTTGAAGTCTGTATCTTCATAGAGTGCGGAAAGTTCAGGCGTGAATCCGTACAGAGTGCAGGCGTGACCGTTCACCTGCTTGTATTGCTCGAAGCCGTCAGGAAGCGACGGAACGGTTCCGGCATCCGCAAAGGTTGTCCCCACAAGCTGGGTCGAGTCCGGATAATCATAGAACCTTGCACGGAAATACTGCACGTCAAGGTACGAGTCAAGAGTCCTTGAAAGATGAACATCTTTCTCTGCATCATCATAATGCACTTCATAATAATACCGCTTGTACCTCGGTGTCGCGTAAGGAAAGTCAGTGTAAGAGGAAGAGAGCTGCGGAGTCAAAGCCTCTGAAACAGCGCTGAAAGTATCGAGCCTTTCTACTGCGCCGTTATAATAGACCTTGTAGTTCCAGCGGCCTGCATAATAATCGCTGCCGCTCTGGAAGATTTCATAATTTCCTAACGGCTGCACTCTGTAAGGAGCGTTAGGCTCTGCTGGCACAGGAGGGAGGTTCGGATCGTTCGGGTCGATTTCGTCAGGTTCCGGTTCTGGCGTTCCGCCTCCTCCTTGCTCATAGACCTCGTATTCATCGCACTTGTAAGAGCGGTCCAAATAGTCAACATAATAATAATAGACCTTGTCGCCGTTCGATAGAGTTTCAAGTGTTGAAGAAAGGTAAGGCTCCAGACGCACAAGAATGAACTTGTCGTACCGTCCAGTGGAGTTGATATAATCCTCTGCCTCTCTGTCAGAGGAGAAGTCAGTCGAGCGGTACCTGACTGCGTTGTAAGTCGAGCCGATTTTCCTTATGAAGAAGCGGTCATAATCATCCGGCTGCTCGTCAGGGATGATTTCTCCGTATTCTCTATCATCTTTCAATAGAGCGAAGCGACCTGTGTTGTGCCATACGACTTCGTCAGTCTCAGGGTCGATATACTTTACATAATAATACTGCTTGTGGATGTATTCATCCTCGTCCTCGTCATAGATGTCCTCTACGGGTCCATGAAGCTCGTAAGGTATATTTCTTTCTATGTAAGTGATAGAATCAACGCGACGCACGTTTCCGGATTGTAGAGCGCGTATCGCGTAAGCGTCAAAGCAAGAGCCTTGCTGATGGACCTCGATTTGCTCAATATCTTCATCATGGTAGACGACTGTGTATTTGTTAAGCGCTGGTATAGGATCTGCACCCGGAGTCTGTACATCCCTATAATAATCGAAATAGACTTCAAGGTATTCGGAGTTGTTGAGCCAGAGTTTCTCTGGATATTGACCTGTGCGGACGTATTCTACTGTGACCTGCGAGTGTTCATCGCGCGTGTCTGTAGGGTCGTTCACAGAAAAAGTGCCGCAATACCAAGCGTATTGCCTGTAAAGTTTTCCAGTATTTCCTTCGACGATGTAGAATTGATTAGTCCAAAAGTAACCTTCTCCGATCACAGGCACCGTGACGAGAGTATCTTCCGCATCATCATCAAGCAATGGAGCAGTCTGACCTAATGAATTTGTCGCAGTGTAAGTAAAAAGATTCAAAGTATAGATTGCTCCAGTAGAGTCAGGAACTTGCACCTGCCATGCATTCGACTCTGCGCACCGCTCTATGTTGAGCAGGCGTCCGGGGTATTCAGTGCCGTCAAGATAAACACTTTCCCTGAACTCCCTCTCAGAAGGAAATTCATTATAAATTCTGAACCTTTTGTTCTCGTATTCGTAAATGTCCTGGGTGAAAAACTCCTTGATGTTCGGCATCGTTGTGAGTGCGGAAAACTTTCTCTATTTATCTTTTGTTTAGAGAGCGTGGCTTTCCTTCACAGTCAAGCGCTTGCGGCAGAGTTTAACATCATAATTCTCTGACTGGATGAAGAACTCCTTGTCAGGAAACTGTGTTGGCAGCTCGAAGTGCGTTGTCCAGTTCCTGTGCGGCGCGTCATGGATTGTCAGGTCGAAAGTGATTCTTGGCTGCGAGTATTCCTTGAAATAATGGTCCAAATAATGTTCTTCTGGCTTTCCGCTTTCAGAGAGAACAGTATTATACACTGAACGCAAGGCTTGATTCGAATCAACAAGGCTCGGATTATTGATTTTGACTTTATTGTTCAGTCCATAACGATTTGCTTCCTCGGTTGTTAATTGAGTTGAAATACGGAAGTCAATATCATCCTTGACGTTCACGAAGCCTTCATCGAGTTCAGCGTCAGTCGTATAGACAAGCTGCTTGTCATTATCATTGAGTGAATTCAGTCCATTGTCAGAAACAACTCTGATTTTCAAGTCCTCAATCCACATCGAGTCCGCTTCTTCATAGATTGGGAAGCCTTGCGCCACGACTGTGACAGAGCCGCCCCAGAGCCAGTTTCCCCAAGTGCGGTGATAATAATACCGGATGCCGTCCCGAGCGGTCGTCCAAGCAGGTCCCAGAATCTTGAACTCGATTCTGCCTGAAAGGTTGTCTGTTTCCTTGATAGGGATTGCCTGTCCTTCATGGCCTTCAAGGTTCATCGCTGGATAAATCATGTTGCAAATATCGTACTGGCGTCCAACAAGCCAGTCCTTCCATGCAGGGTTGCACCCGATGGTGAAGAAGGTTCTTTTCCGCATGGTGCCTGTCCCGTCATCGTATTCGGGACAGTCGTTGAGTTCAAGCCACCTGTATTCAGGAAAGTCGTTGTAAGAGCTGAAGAAATCGACGCAATACTTGTTTCCGATTTTCATTTGAGCAGCAAGGAAAGGAACGAAAGAAATGCGGTCTATGTCGCCTTCAGACTTCATGTACTGCAATGATTTCAAGTCTTTCCATGCGGTGTTGAAAGGCGAGAGGAAATACTTGTTGTCAAGAACAGGTGTATCTTCCTTGTCCTTAGGGGACGGGTTGTCGAAAAACTCAATCGTATAATACGCTCCGTCAGAGTTCTTGTCATCGTCAAGATGAACGGTTGCGTGCCATATATCGTCGCGGTCGTTGACTTCCTGCATCGTTCCGAAGTGTTCGGTGACAAAACCACGGGGAGCAAGTCCCAGTTTTCCGGAAATGACGAAATAATTCGTTGTCTCGGAGTCTGTAGGAGAGTAGCGCCCGACCGCGTCAGAAGATTGATAGACTGCAACCGGAGAGTTCCTGAGGACCTTTCCGAGTTCAGGCTTCCCGGAGCCTGTTCCGCGCCCCATCAACGCGATGACAAGATAATCCTTCTTTGTCATGTTGTTCACGATCGCATTGTCCTGAAGGTTCTTCTCTCTCTTGGTGTAAGCCATGCGGAAGATAGAAGCAAGTCCCTCGTTTCCAGAAGTGAACAGAAGTTTCGGGATTGTTGTCTGGTAGAGGTTGTCCGTGCGGAGCATGGAGTCCGTATTGAGCCGCCACCTGTGAGAGCGCATCTGCTGGATGTACCAGTCATAGATGACCACGTTTTCATAATTCGTGTTCTCGTCATGGCACATCGCGATGAACGCGTTCGCTGCTTCCTTTCCTTCACCGAAAGATGCAAATTCTCTTGCATAATGCTGCTGGCTCGTATAATCGCTGTACAAGTCATCCTCGTTGAGCGGAGACTCTATGACAGTGTCCAAGTCGTCGCAGTCGCAGTTGATTTGTATTCTATTGTAAACATCCTCGACTGTTATCGTGTGGCTGTCAGAGGCAAAGTCAGGCGCGTCGAGAGAGTGCATTCTGGTGTCAGAAGTGATCACGTCAGTCGCCTGAATACTTGCGTAAGTATCGATGTCATAATTGCCTTGCGAGTCTATTTCAGAGTCATAAATGACTCCATGAATCATGATGTAAGCCATAATTATTCAGTCGTGATGATGTTCGGTTTAGTAGCCTGCTCGGTTGAAGTTTCAGGCTTGTATTGAATCTTGGACGGTGAGTAAGTGTAAGGAGTGTCTGCAGGGATGAAGCCGAGGTCCGGAAGATTGTCAAAGTCATCGTAAGAGCCTTCGACGATGTTTCCGTCAACAACCTTGTATTCAGTGCCGTCAGTCAGGATGTTCTTACCTGTGTGCGTCGTGATTTCGAACTTGGGAGTGCGTGCAAGCCTGTTGTTCGGAAGTTGCGCATAATAGAACCTTGCAAATACGGTCGAGCCGTTCTGCACCGTTGATTCAGTTCGGTTCGAGAGAGAAAGAGTCAATACGTTGCCTGGGCGAGTGTTGCCTGTTGATGGTGAATACAGGCACTCTCTTGCTTCCGTACCGGTCCAAATGAATGAATCATCTTTTCTTATGTAAAACTCCGGAAGCGCTATAGGGAACCATTCAATCGTGCGCTTTGAGTAGATGGACTGCATCGAGTAGATGTAGAAGTTCGTGCCTTCCTGACGCAGTTTCAAATCAAAGTATTTGAGAACATCATTGAACATGTCCTCTTCCGTAGAGATATCATCGTAAGAGTCACCAAGCCAAAGCAACTCTGATATTTTTACTTGACTGAAAATATCCGGCTGAGAAGCCGAGTCCAAGCGCACGGAACCGTCATAATAGATGGAGTTGATTTGACCTGTCTGCAAGTTGAGTGTTGGGATTCTTCGCAGAGAGAGTGAAATCATTCGAGCGAAAGTGATTTCGCCGTACGACTTCTTGTATTCATCGTAAGCGTCCTTCTCTGTCAAGTCCATGTAGTTGAAGTATTTGAGCGTTGCAAGCGCGTCAGTCGCATGGAGAGTCAAGGAGTCCCAGACATGGTCGTAAGGCTGCGTGTAGATGTTCGGAGTCAAGAAGCCTGCAAAGATGCATTCATTTGATTTCCAGACATTTACGATAACATCGCGTGAGTTTCCTGTGAACAGGCTGTCACCAAGATAATGTTTAGTGAGAAGATTGATTTCCGCTGACTTCATGAAAATACACTCGAAAGTGTTCTCAATATCCTGCTCGATATAGACAGGCTGGCTTGCAAGCAAACGGATGCCTGAGTCATCGCTGTTCAGGTCGATGACTTGCGCGGAAGAACGCTCTGTCTGGATGTACAGAGTGATTGTATTATCTTCTATATCTTTGAATTGACCTCTGTAAAGCATTGATTATCAATGTATTCCGATTTGATGTCCCGTCTTTTCCTTGATTTTCCCAAGATTTCTGAGAGAGCCGTACAAGTCTGTTCCGCGGAGAACCCAGTCGATTTGACCATAATTATTGCCTGTCGATGTAAGCAGAGAGTTCTCTCCGGAAATTATCTTCCAGAGTCTCTGCTGCTGGTTCGAGTTGAGTATTGCTTCGCCTCGGTTCACGTGTGCAATCAACCTGTCCCCAACGAGAGAGCCGTGAGCGGAAGAGCCTTGTATGATACCTCCGGATGCATAAGAGCCTGCCGAGAGAGAGTGAATTTGACCGATCACGGAAGCCATCTGAGCTGCAATCAATGCGGAGAAAGCAATCCATCCGAACGGTCCAAGCCCGGCAGACTGTGCGATTGCAGCAGAAGCGCCTTGAATGACATTCGCGATTGCTCCTGCAATGATGCCTGCGACATTGAGTTCAGGCGACTTGAACGCAGAGCCAAGATTCGAGAAAGCGGAACCGAGGTTTCCTACAGCGTCGCTTGCAGCGCTCATCTTCCTTGTGAGCTTCTGCGTGCTCCTTTCTTCCGTTTCCAGTCCGGAAGCCTGCTGTCCGAGTTGCTGCTGCCTCTCGTTCATTTCAGCGATTTTCTGGTTCACTGCCTCGTAGCCTTCCTTGCCTGCCTCGCCCATCTTCTCGTAGATTTCTGCAAGCGTCCTGAGCTGCTCGATGAGCGAGTCGTTCATGTTCATTTCCGCTTCGATTGCAGAAAGTTTCTCGCGGTTGTTAGTCGCGTTCTCGACTGTGTTCTGGGTGTGTGTTGCAATCTGGAACGTAGAGCCTGCTCTGCGCTTCTGGAAATCCTTGAGCAGGTCATTGAACTTCTTGTCAGCTTCGTCTCTGTCAAGGTCTATGCCGAGCTCGATGTTCACGGACTTGATGTTCTTCTCTGCTTCCTGCACTCTGCGCTTGTATTCTTCCGCGTCTATATCCGGAGTGAGTCCCAAGATGTAGCGGTTCTTGAAGTCATCAAGCTTCTTCTGCAGATAATCGCCCGTGTTCTCGCCCGGTATGATTTTGAGTTCGATTTGACGTGTGCGGAGAGAGTCAGTAAGCTCGTCAATCTTCCTGTAAGCGTCTTCGGTTGAAATCTCAAGCTTTCCTTTCTTCAAATCATTTTCAATCTTGTCAATCTGGCGCTCGATGCCTTCAATCGAATCATTGTCAGGTATGATTTTGAGTATGATTTTCTTGCGCTCGATTTCCTCTTCAAGCTGCTTGACTTGGCTTGTATATTCATCGCCTGTGAGCTTGATTGTTCCGTTTTTATACTTCGACTGCAGGTCTGAAAGCCTCTGCTCAAGGTCATTGAGAGAGTCAGGTATAATCAAGCCGACCTCAATCTTCTTCGCTCTGATTTTCGCGTCGAGCTCGTCAAGTTGCTTGCGTGCATCTTCCGGATTGATTTTGAGCGTTCCGTTCTTGATTGATGTTTCAAGTTCGGTGCGCTTCTTCTCCAGATATTCAACGGAGCCTTCCTTCGGCTCTGTTTTCTTCGTTGATGTTTTTGTTGACTTGTCCTCGATGCCGAGAGCCTTCTTCTTCTGTGCGATAAGATTTTCCAAGCGCTTGTGTTCCTTCTTGTATTCGGCTGCGCTCATGAGAACGAGTCCCTCCTTGTGGTTCTTTTCCAGTTTTTGGAGTTGAGCCTCGAGGTCTGCAAGAGAGCCTTTCGCGTACGGCTGCTCCCAGACATCTTCCTGCTTGACTTCCTCAGGCTTCACCGGCTTGTCTTCATCTTTCTTGGACGATCCTACACCGAGTTCTTTCTTCAAGTCCTTGTAAGCCTGAATCAACTTGAGAATCCATGCACGCAGGTCCTTTATTCGATTATATAGCCATTCAACGCCCGGAACTTTCTTGAATGCATCAACGAGCCTTGCACGGAGTTTTCCTGCTGCTTCGCCGATCTGATTGACAGCCCAGGTAAGCCACTGGAACACTTCTCCGACTGCCTTTGCAGCAAATGAAATGGCTGTGAAAGCGGCACCGAGTATAGAGCCTGTCTGCTTTCCTGACTGGCACAAGTCGAACAGGTTCTTGATTAACGCTGCGACGAACTTTATCGCGTCTGCAATCATGTTGATGATGTCACGAATAGGGCTTACATCAAGCGCGTCATCAAGATTGATTTGGAACAGAGAGTCAAATGCATGGACAAGTTCAGAGAGCGCGGAAATCAAAGAGCGCACTCCCTGCAGCGGTCCGGAGAGAAATACTTTTCCGAAGTTGCTGCCTGTATCGAACGATTGAAGGAAGTTCTTCCAAGTCACAGAGAGAGCCTTGATTGAACCGTTGAGTGTTGCACTTCTGGTCTGTGCCTGCTGTGATGCTGCTCCGAACTCCTCGAGCTTTCCCACAAGTGTTTCAAGGTTTTCCGCATTGTCTGCAAGAACGGAAGCGGCTGTCACTCCTCTTTGACCGAACAGCGACTTCATTTGCACGTTGTTATACTTCTTGAGTTCTTTCAGTGCATTTGCAAGGCCCACGATTCTTGGATTGATTTCGTCGATGCCTGCCGTGTTCATGATGTTGAGTATATTGCGGAAAGCGGTACCTGCGTCTGCACCCCTGATTGCCTTGGATGCAAGAAGTTCAAGCGCGGCGGAAGTGGTTTTCAAATCGACTCCTGCCTTGCTTGCTGCTGTTCCGCAGACTGCAAGCGATTCAGAGAGCTGCTGGATTGTCGCCGAGCCGTACTTTTGCGCATTTGCGAGAACATCTACTGCGTACGATGCATTTTCCGCTTGGTAACCGAACTGCTTCAAGGCTGTCGTGAGCGCGGTTGTTGCGTCTGCGAGTTCCATGCCGGAAGCCTTAGACATCAACACTGCCGAGCGGGAAACCTTTTCGAGTCCCGCCGCGTTTTCAAGAAGTTCTGGCATTGCTCCTGCAATCAGCTCGAAGTTCTTTGCGACGTCAGAGCCGAGAACTGTCATGTCATTTGCAACTGTCCGAATTCTTGACTGCAAGTTCTCAAGGTTGTGACCTGTCTGTCCTGTCAATGCGGAAAGATTTGCAACTGACTGCTCGAACTCCGCTGACGCTGCCACTGCATCCTTGGCCACGACTGCAAATGCAGCGAGTGCGGCGACTCCTGCCGCGATGCCTATAGCCATCGGGCTGAGCGATGAGATGAACGAGCTGATTGACGAGGTCAAGCCTCCGAGCATTCCCTTTGCTGAACTTGCGGCTGAACCGAACGAAGCAACCTTAGGTGCGGCTGCACCGACTTGGTTCCCGGCAACTTGCGCTGACTTGCCTGCTGTGTTGAGAGCGCCGTTGAACATTTGAGCGTTCTTCATCGCAGTCGTGATGGTGCGGTCGATGTTGCTGATCACTGTGCCTAATGGTCCGAACTGTCCCAAGAGTCCGGAAATATCCATGTTCGTCGATTTTCCAAGCGATCCTATGATTGAGTCAAGCTTGATTTCAGTGTTCGACTTGTTTCCTAAATCCTGTATTGACTGCTTCGCGCGGTCGAGTCCCTCCTTCATGCGGAGAGCCTTCTGGCGAGCAGCGTCCATTTGCTGCTGCAGTTTCTTGTAGCCTTCCGTGTTCTTCGCTTCGTCGCCGAGAGCGTGCATCTTCACTGCACAGTCCTGAATGATGGCTTTTTGTTCATTGAACTCCTTCTTCAGCTTCTTGAGGGAAGTTGAATTTGCATTTTCCGCCTTGACTGCATTGTTGAGTTGCTCGGCAATACGGTCTGCGGTCTGTCCGAGCTGCTCGGCAGACTGGCGCGCTGACTCTGCGGAAGATTTGAACTGTTGAGAGTCGAGTTCGATGTTAGCTTTTATCGTCGTGTTCGCCATCGTTAGGTTCAGGTTGTTGATTTAGGAAATCTTCGAGTTCTTTAGCTTGCTGCATTTGCATCTGCAGGGCTGAATCAGGAAGTTCAGGGTTGTCCCACGGTAGAGTGAAGATGTCCGTCGCGCGGAGTTTCTTCTTGCTGACTTTCTGCGCGGAAATCAGGCACATGATGCGTGTCTGCTCCCAGGAAGTTCTATCGATGCGGTCGAGAGAGTCCGTACAGGTGAAGAGTTCGGAAAGCCGCATCTCGTCCATAAAATACTGCACTGTCACGAGCTTGTACTCCATGACAAAAGTGCGGAAATAATAGCGGAACCAGCAGTCAGGCCTTATGACTTCCTCTTGCGGGGTGCCTTTTTTTTTGCCGCTGACTCAATCGCCTTCTGTCGCTTCTCCAAAACTCCGGACTGGAACTTCGTGTAGAATTCAATGAACTCGTAGAGCGACTCCGGATTGTCGTCAAGCCATTTCACGAAGGAGTCGTATTCGATGAAGCCGTCGTCCGTATTTGCAATCACGGTGCAGTAGAAGTAGAGAATCCATTGCGCGACTGACTCGCCCTGGAAAGATTTCTGAGCGATTTCCTCGAAGAGTATTTCTGAGCGGAAGCGGAAGCGCAGTTCGATGTCACGGTTCTCGATGTTAATCTTCATTTTGACTAATCTTGTTTTCTGTATTTATCAACAAAAACAGGCTCCCGAAGATTGAGAGCCTGTCAAGAACAAGAATTAGCAAAACTTGATTATGCACGTCACCATGCAATGCGTTTACGCCTCGTAAGAGTTGATGGTTGAAGGCACGGTCTTTGTCAAGCCGCCTGAACCTGTTGCCTCAATCTGGCAAGTTGCGATTTCACCGTTATTAGCAGTTACGTTAAAACTTGTTAAAATCGCATTTCCGTAACGAATGAACTTGCCTGTTGAACCCGGAGTCCATTCCTGCTGCTCGCCCTTGTTTGTCACTGGCTGCAAGCCGGATGCGTAGTCTGCCTCGGCGACCTGTCCGAAAGCGAAAGTGTATGGCTTTGCCTTGTCGAACATCGTCTGTGCAACCTCGGCTGTCGCAGGGGTGAAGAAATATTCCCCGCCAAATGAGAAGCTGCTTGAAGTCACGTTAACGTCAGGATTCAGCCCATGGTCCTTAGAACTTACATTGGTTGTTTCATTGCTGTTGTTCAGAGAGTTCGACTGAGCGTAAGCAAATGTTTTCCAAGCAGTTCCGTCATGGTAGAAGACGTTGATAAGAGAACCTTGTACGTAGTTGGCCATAATCGTATAAAGTATGATTTTATGTTAAAAGTGTTAATTATTGTTTAGGAACAATCTGCAGCGAGAAGATGATGATTTGCAAGAAAGCGTTATCAATGAAGTCCTCGCTGATTGACTTCACGGTGATGATTGGGATAAGAACCTCGTCATCTTCGTATTTCTTTTGTTCAAGCAGCTCGCGAAGTCGCTCGACAAGCGCGATTGTCTGCTCGTAATCGTTTGAAACACAAGCAAATAGCAAATCCACTTCGTCGTAAGCCAAGCCGTCCTTTGTATAATTCGGCTTTATATCGCCGTGCATGAATGAAATGAACGGAAACTTGTTAGGCGGAAGAACGAGCGGCTTGATGTTGTTCAGGGGACAGAGAGCCAGAAGCTCAGGGTCCTGCTGTACAAAAATACGCACGAACTTGTTTATGTTGATTGCTGTTGTCATGTTAGCCGTGTACGATTCGTTCTATATATTTTGCGAGTTGACTTGTGAGCCGTGTGCGGTCCGGAGAGAAAGCGGAGAGAGTTTCACCGAAGAAGTTGAGCGGCTGTATTCTCTGCTTGCCGTCGCGCTTTGTACCGCCTTCGAAGAAGCGCGCCCTGAATGTTCCGGAGCCTGAGTCACGTGTACCGAGAACATGGACGAATGTTCGTCCAACCGTGGTGTCTGAGAGCGATGCTGATTGCCTTGTTGAAGCCTGCCTTACTGCGTCCAGAAGAACATCCGAATACTTTGATTCTTTCGTGCGCTTGGAACCGTCTGCAGCCGGGAGTTTCCTCAGGAACTTCTCCTTCGTGTTCTCTTTCAACTGGTAAGCAACTGACTGGACTGCCTTCGTGTTGAAGTTTTCGAGAGCGACTCCTGAGAGCCTGTCAAGGACTGCAAGGAGCGACTCGGCGTCTATCTCGAATGTTGATTTACTCATTGATTAGCTCCGTGATCACAGTGATTTGATTTCTTGTCGTTTCCTTCTGCGGCTGGATTGACAGGATGCGGTAGAACTTGCCATCGAACGCGATTCTGTCCTCGTCTTGGACAGGCACGTATGAATGCAGGATGAACTTGATTTGCCAAGAAAAGAAGATTTCATGGTTCTCTATTTCACGCCCGCCGTTCAGGTATTCGACGCCTGCCTTCGTGTTGCAGAGCGTGTGCCATTCAACCTTGTCTGTTCCGTAAGCGGAAGTCGTGACCTCCTGCCTCTGGACTGCTATGTTATACTTGTACGCTCCTGCCCTCATCTTAGTATCGAATGTATTGATTTAACAGGTATTCGAATCCGTGCGGAACCCGGTAAGCCTGAGCGAATGCAACTGACTCCCTATTCTCGTAGAAGTTAGCTATCAAGAGCAAGGCAGCCTGAACAAGAGCCGAATCGAGCCTTCCGTCATCATCAACATAATACGTCAATGGAGTATCGATATGGTTCTCGACGGCTGTGAGTGCAGCCTCGGAGAGCTGATATAGATAATCATCATCATCCGTGAAATCTTTGTCAAGATTAAGATGCTTTTTGATTGTGTCCAAGTCGATATAGATGTTGTCCATGCAGGAGAGTTCGATTTTGTCCTATTCGGAGTGTTAGAAGTTGTCTGTTCCAGAGTGTTAGAATATCAGTACCGTGCTTTTACACACGGCACTGATTTTCAGAGTGTTATGTTATTGAACCTTACCCAAGAGAATTGCGTTATTTCTAACCTTTATCTCGTCCACGAATGCGGAGATGTATATTTTTATCTCGGAATTGAGGGCGCTGGTGTAAGGGTCGAGCAACAGCTCGATTGAGCCGAATGTTGCAACATAGACGTTGCTCCAGATGCCATAATAGAAGTCCTTTGCAGCCACGTTAGTGGTAGAGAGAACTGGTGTGCCATCAAGCTCGCCGCCCTCGAATACGAGTTCAGTTGACTTGCTGGACTTAGCCATTGCTCTGAACTTTGCTTTTGCCTGAGGACTCATGATGTACTTAGGTGCGCCTGCAAGATTTGTTGCTTCGAGAGAAGCCTCGAAATCGCAAAGGCCTTCATAATTGCTAATGGTTGTTGAAGTCAAGCCGTAACCAACACCTGCTGGCTTGTTCTCGTTGCCTGCTGCCTTGCCGAGAATGGTTGCTTCAATCTTGTCAGCAAGAGCGTTCGAAAGGTCTCGAATGATAGCCTGCTCTACGCCAAGAGAGTCTTGCACGAGCATTTGACGAGATATCGAGGTCCATGCGCTTATCCTTCTCGGCGACATCTTCTTGTGAGAGAACGTAGCCTGGGTCTTCATAGCCTGCTCTATCTCCCCGACCCATTCGCATTGCTGTCCGGTCATGAGCGGAATTTGCAAATCGTTCTTAACACCTGTTAGGAAAGTAACGCCTGCTTTAGCAAGTACAGAATTTGCGTAGAGCGGTTCAAGAATAGATGTAAAATCGGTCTGGATAACATCGTCGTGAACACCTGCAACTGGGGTTGCACCTTCTCCTTCAGGAGTGTAACCCTGAACAGTCACTGTTCTTGACTCTACCGGGATCTGGATTGAGTTAGGAGTTGAAGCCAAGCCGCAATCGCGCATCTGTTTCTGACCAGCCTGAATGACTGCTGCGTCGATTGGGTTGAGCTCTTCATGATTAACTGCGCTTCTGAGTGCGCGCAAGAGTGAAAATCTATTATTGTCCATGGATTTAACAGTAGATTTGTAGATTTTATTTCTTTTTTGCGACTTTTTGTCTTCGTCGCTTTGTTTATTTATTTGTGTTTCAGGCTCTTTTGTTGCTTCAGTTGAAGTATTTACTTCGGGTTGCGCTTCTGGCTCCTGTGCAGCCTCTTTCGCAGCGTTTTGAGCCTCTAAATGTTCGACTTCCTCGACCGAATCTTCGACTTTCTCGTCAAGTTCGTCGATTTTGTCCTCGAGAGCGTTGATTTCCTCTTTCAGAGCCTTCATTTCGTTGATTTTGTCCTCGAGTTCCTTCTTCTCCTCAGGAGTCAAGGCTCTGCACTCTATCATTCGTGTGTTGATTTCCTCGACTTTTTCTGAATTTTCGAGTTCTTCGAACTGTGAACGGAAAGAACGGAGCTCTTTGAAGGCATCGACCATCTGCTTTGCACGTACATCTACGGAAGTTTCCTCATATGCAGGCGCATAGACGATGGAAATATCATAGAGTATATCTATTTTCCGGATTTCTCGCTTCAACTGGTCGTTCTCGTAGAACCAGCGGTCACCATCCGGTGCAATGCGGAAAGCGAAAGAGCAAGAGTCGTATTCACCTCTCTTGATATGCGAGAGAAGTTCCTCTCCCTTTGCAGTTTCCGGAGCCTCGAAACTGAAATCAACACCTCTCTCAGTCAAGGAAAGTGCAAGATTTCCATTTCCGCGCTTGGAGCGGGCCATGACATAGTCCTCTCGGTGGTCCATGTTAGCCATGATGTCAGAGCGCTGGATTGTTTCCTCGTTCACTGCCTCTGGCTTGATGATTTCAGTGAAGCCGCCAAGGTCCTGAGACCAAGAGTTGAACACGAGCGCAGTTCCGTGAACTGTACGGGACTCCGAGTTGACTGTATTCTTGTTGATTATCGAGCGTTTTTCTAAATTCTCCATAATTTATTTCTTTTCATTTGAAAGTGTTGCCTTCGACGCGTCGCTGTAAGCAATGGTGTGCATGTCGCCGTCCTTTCCTATATCGCTGAGATTCAGTTCCTTACGGCTCTCGTTTACGCTCATGATACCGCTTGTCACGAGTTTTGACAGGTATTCTGCTGTTGTTGACTTGTCAGCTCTCATCAAATACGAGTTTTCGTCAACGTCAACGAACATGTCATCATCATCGTAGAAAACCTTGCGGCTGAACTCCTGCTCGAACTGGATGATGTACGGCATCAAGGTGTAAGTCAGGAACTGCAAGTTCTCCTGTTCAAGAGTGCCATAATTTGTTTTCGACAGGTCGCCGATCAGGTGCGGGTTCACGCCGAAGAATCTGCAGATTTCGATGACTTCGTATTGCCTTGATTCAAGCAGCTGGGACTGTTGAGCGGTGGTGCCTATAGACTGGTATTTTATGCCGAACGGAAGCATCTTCACGGTTTTCTTTTCCGCGTTCCAAGTGTTCTTCATCTGCTGGCGCTGCATCTCTGACATGGCATGGTCCGGATAGAGAACTCCGCTGATATTGCAGCCGTCCGAGAAGAATGAATTTGCGGCTCCTTCCGCAGCCTTTGCGACTTCAAGCGCGTTCTTCGCGTAAGCCAAGATTGAAAGCCCGGTCATGCCTTCTCTTGTCACAGCTTTGATATGGATGACTGACTTCGCGTCAAGATTGCGGTTGCCAAGATAAGGACATTTGTACACAGTCACGTCCGTATTCTGGTTGTACATGATGGTCATCGAAGAAGCAGGGATGTACCTGAGCTGCGTTATGACTCCTGTCGCGCCTCGGTCGATGTAGATGAAGCCGTTTCCGCGGAGAAGAACATCTTCCATCACGTTCTTGACGATCTGGTTCATGCTCATGGACTGTATAGCCTTGTTGCGGAAAATGCGCTGGAGCGGGTCTGACTTGACTGTCGTCGCATGACCTTTCTCATCTTGACGCACGACTCTGAACTTCATGCAGGAGAGCGCAGAGGAAATCAACTGAACGCACGCAAATACGGCAGACAAGGAGCGATTTGCCATGTTGCTTGCCACACTTGGGAAACACAGTGCATCTACGCAGTAAGGATTAAAGCCTGCGGAGCGTTCTTCTTTTTGCCAGAATTTCCAGTGAAATGCCATGAAAGTTCAATCTATTTTTATATTTATCAATGAATTATGTTGATTGATTTGTAAATGGAAGGTCAATCACTCCATAATCGCCGCCAAGTTGCTCAAGAAGCGGCCCCATCAATGCATTGAGTATCGCGATGACGGGGTCGATTTTCTTCACGTCATCATCAGACTTCACGGGCTTCTGGTTGCCGTTATAGTCAGTTTTCAGGACACAATTCGCGAAACACCAAGTCAATAGAGGGTTCATTTCCAAAATCACCTTCTCTGCAAGGATGTTTATTTCAAGCGTCTTGACAGATCTGGACATTGATCCGATGGATTGCGAGACCGGAATGCAGGTGCAAAAGCCTTCCGCGGAGCAATTCTGGATGAACTGGGAACTGTTCCACGGGTCAAACATCAAGCCTGCAATGCAGAACTTCTCGCTGAGTTCCTTCACTTTCTTCAACACCGCGTCATAATCTACAGAGTTTCCGGCTGTCATTTCCGCGTATTTGTTCTGAATAAACCACTGGTACATCTTCTTGTTCCTTGAATTGTTCACAGCCCACTTCGGAATCCAAGCCCAGGTTTTGAATAGATAGCGGTCCGGATAAAACTCGCGATATTCATCCGGAGGAAAGCAAATCGCAATGGCTGTCAAGTCGCGCGTCGCTGACAAATCGACTCCGACGTAAGCAACGGTGCCTTTGAGTGCATCGAGAGGTATTTTCGCATGGCACTTATTGAGAAATTCTTGCTGAATCCAGACTTCCGCGCTGTCGCAGAAGATGTTGAAGTTCTTTGTTTTCACGTCCGTGAGCTTTGAGCCGCCGAAGTTGTTTGCCTCGTTGATGCGCTCTTCCATGAAAGCCTTGCTGACTGTCACGCCATAATTCGGGCAGCATTTTTTCCAGCATCTTTCGTCTTGCCATTCGGATTCATCATCAAGCTGGTAGAGCGCGTAGAATGAAGTATCATCTTGCAAGTCGCCGCGGAGAACCTTCGAGCCTACCTGCACGTTCTGGTAGAGCGGATATTGCTCTCCGACAAGGAAGCCTGCCGAGCTGATGGTGATTGAAAGCGGGTTCTTCTTCGCGCCTTGACCGGACTTGAGAATATTGAAGTTATCAAAGTTCGGAGCAGCTCCTTGCTCGTCCAAAATAAAACTGTCAGGACCAAGTCCGTCCAGTTTAGAGGAGTCTGCGGAAAGAACCTTCACGATAGATTCGATTGCGGTTCCTTTCTTCTTGATGGTGATATAGTCACGGTAAACGCGGATTTTCTTCTGCTTAGGGTCCAGCGAGTGAACGAAGCCTTTAACGAAGCGGAAAATCGTTTTCGCTTGGTCACGCGTATTTGCAATCAGGTAAGATGAGAACACTCCCTTAGAGCAAATCAACAGGTCCGCAAGCATCATCCCGGCTGCAAATGCAGTTTTCCCATTCTTCCTGCTTATCATCATCACTGCATTGTGAATGATGCGGGCTTCATGGTCGTCTGCGCGGAAAAAGCAAAAGATATTA